TTTGTTGAGATTACTGTTGTATTCTGTTCGTCGTAAACGTCTTGTAGAAATTCAACGACCTTACGCTGACCTACCTTTATCCATATTTCCCGTTCACTATCTTTGGGATCAGGACACCTAGAAGGAAACCGCTCGTCTAAGACGGCGATTAAATCCTTGCTAAGGTCAGGTAGTTTTCTTTGGATATGGTTGTCCACTATACTAAAGTTTTAAAGGTTCAAAAGCTTTTGGTCGAGATAAATCTTCATCAAGCTCACCTGTCACCCCATGTACGATCTTAGAATACTTTCGCTTTTGGGCAACATCAAACTCTTTTGGCATCCATAGATAGTTGATTTGTTTACGCTTATGATTGTAGTCTTTCTTACGAATAAGGTACGCCATCCACGCGTTCATAAGCGCTTCTTCCTCGGTCATGTTCGCCGCTTTATACGCGCTCATAACGGTGTCCCATGTCGCACCTTTCTCTCGTAACATACGCTCGGCTCTGACTGCACCTATACCGGGGACACCTTTGTATCCATCAACCGCGTCACCAGCAATCGCTTGCATCAAGTGGTAGGCGTCAGCTTGTTCCTCGTCTATTTCGTGCATCTCATCGCGGTTGAAGTCGTAGAAGTTACACGGTACACCTTTGAAGTCCTTATCGATTGACACGATGATCCGTTTGTCCTTGGTAGTTCTTTCCGTAGCTAAGATAGCTAAGACATCGTCAGCCTCTAGGTTCGGATAGGTCACGCTTTCATAGGTTTCGTTTATCCAATCGCGTATCGGATTGAGTCCAATGGGTGCGAACTTGGAACGACGATTAGCTTTGTATTCAGGGAACAGTTTCCTACGGAAGTTATTGCGGTCGCTTATGGCGAGTATGAAGTCGTCCGCTTTGGTCTTCTGCATGAAGTAGTCAAGGCGTTCTGAGATCCATACCTTCGCTTCGGCTATGTCGCTTTGGACTGACCATAAGTCTTCAGCCCATTGGAAGTTTGTTTGTGCGATGAAGGCGGATTGATAGGCGAGTACATCGCCGTCGATTAATAGTTTCGTTTTCATTTATAATATATACTCCAATTGTTTTGGTATTTCTTGTATTTACTTTTGGTATTGTGTTCTTCGTATAGCTTGACCGTTTTACTCGTCACATCAGACTGCGGCATCATCCACCATGTATCGATTGGTGATACGTAACAAGCTACGACATCAACCAAGTCACTAACGTGTTCTTTATTAGATTGTCCGCTTGATGTGTTTACAACAAAGCATCCTTCTTTTGCTCTACAACTCGTACACTTAACTTGCACCTTGAGATCTCCAGCGGGGCAATGGACGATGAAGTCCCACGGCATAGGTGTGACAGGTAGATGCGGTTCAAAGTCTCGCTCTAAACAATCTGTAATGAATTTACTTTCTGCTATAGCTCCGATGCGTTGTTCATTACTGCTTGGCATGACTACAGGGTAGTTAAGATCTTGAGTATCATATAGTTGTGCGAGGCAAGTATAATGGTCGTACTGCTTTTCTTGCAACATCAATGAGTCTCCGCCCAATTCGTACCTACTTTGTACTCACCGTCCAACGGGCAGTTGATACCTAGTAGATCGCCAGCTTTCTTAATAGCTTTGACAGCTAGTGGCCCATACATCGGTACATAATCAGGTAGGACTTCAGCTTGGAACTCGTCATGGATGTTAGCCACGAACGCATATTCCCTACCGTTAGCCCAACCTTGATGGCGTCGTAAATGTTCGTCCAATGTGACGATAGCTTGTTTCATAACGACAGCCCCAGCCGATTGTAGCAATGTGTTCAACGCTGAATGCTCCGATCTGATCGGTAGTACCCGCCCGTCTAAACCGCGTAGTCTGCCGTGCCTACGAACCTTTTGTTCGACTGCTTCTTTCAATCCAGCCAAAGCTGGTAACGCAGTAAGGAACTTTTCTTTCAATCGTTTCCCTTCCCGTGCTGTACCGTTGACAATGCTTCCGATCTTAGCGTCACCCGCGCCATATAAAAATGCGTAGATAAACGTCTTAGCTTGATTACGTGTTTCCAAATCCGCCGCATTCTGATTGAGTGTATGGATGTCACCTGTCAGGATTTCATCTGCGTACCTACCGCCGTCAAACGGGAATAGATAGTGAGCTAACATACGAAGTTCAAGACCGCTCGCATCACATCCGACTAACTTGTAACCTTTACCCGCCTCGAATAGTCCGCGACACTCTGTACCATAAGGTACGCTTACGGCTGGGACTTGAGCGATATTAGGATTGGAATGTGTGCATCGTCCTGTGACCGCTCCGCCTGTATTTACTTGTCCATGTATGCGTCCTTTATATACACAGTTGAGCCACGAGCCGTCGCCTTCATCGAGCATACTCAATCGTTTACTGACCATCAGGAACTCAAGCAAAGGTTTAGCCGCTTCGTACTTCATCTCTGATAGGATTGCTTCGTCGATCTTTGGCTTACCATCAGGTGTGAACTGTTTAGGTTTCCATCCAAGCTCCATCAATCGATCAGCTATTTGCATACGACTATTAGGATTGAACGGGATCTCCTTGGATCTATTGCCTAGCCTGACCGCCTTCTTTGACAACGCTTGTACCATGCCACGTTCTTTCAACTCCTTAGCTATCTCACCTTTGGTTGGTTTAGTAATAACTAATAAATCGTCGTCCGATGTTTTAACAGTTAGTTCCCAACCTTGTGCGGTCTTCATCTCCTCGATCACAGGTGGGAACATTTTGTGTAGTGTGTCAGTAAGTTCAGCACGGCGGGATGTCAGCGTCATCACCAATCGCTCGCCTTTTTCCTCGTTGAAAGCGAAGCCGCGCATCTCCTGTTTACGCATGAGTCTAGCGAAGCTATGTTCGAGTGTCAGCATCTGACTATCAGGGTTAGCATCGCGAAGATAGCTACCAACACTAGCCGTTAGTATCGTGTCGATCTCACAGTATTCTTTCATCTCTTCGGTGAACACATCGAAAGCTCCTTCCTTACTGCCGAAGTCTAGCTTTTGTACCTGACCGATACGATGACCCCACGCTTTCAAACTATGTGACCCACGCAGTTCAGGCGGGAAGTTATCACGCAAAGCATCCAACGCTCTGATGTCGCTTTCAACGCACCTACAACTAACCAAGGTGTCCAACACACGAGCTTTAGGCGTCCATCCATACAGCTTATACAACGCTGGTAGATCGAACTTAATCACATTGTGACCGATGATCGTATGAGCGCGATCCATTTCTTCTAGTCCCGTGCGTATGGAATCGCCGCTGAAGGTTACGACTTTATCTAAGTCCCTGTCGTACAAACTCAGGCAATGGACTACCTTTAAATCGGTGAGTAAAACGAAGTCCTCGATGGCGTTCGTTTCAATATCAAAGTAATATGTTTTCAGTCTCATCTTTTAAAAAGGATCCTTACCCATCGCTTGATTGTTATCTTTATCAGTTCTAAACATCGCCACACTATCATTTAATCTCCCTGTATTTTTGTCGAAGTACAATGTTCCAGCTTCCCCTGTCTCACCTGAGAATCGGTTCTTCAAGACTCGTACTCGCGTTTGGTTTGCTTTATCTATTTCTGTTGTTTGTTGATTCCGTTCCAATCCGATAACCATATCAGACAGTTGAGGAATCGCATGGGAACCACGAAGATGAGACAGCGATGTCGCGTGTCCTTCCTCATGTCCCCCGCCCGGTGGTCGTTTAAGATGGCTGACCAATACCATTCCGCATTGAGTCTCTTCTACCAGAGATCTTAATCTCGTCATGGTGTTGTCGATCAAGCGTCGTTCATCGTCGCCATCAAACCCGCTCACCACAATCGACAGGTGGTCAAGAAATATCCACTTACAGTTTAGTCCTTTGCATAGGTATCTAATTCGGTTAAGTAGATTATCGCTGTCGCAACTGCCGAAGTGATCGTAGGTATAGAACTTCCCATTGCCGACTGTATCTTCGAAGATTGGTCGTAATGCTTCGTGTTCTATATCGTGTTCAAGATGTAGTTGTTTACCGATGTGTAACCCCATAATTCCCAACGCCGTTCTACGGACGCTTTCTTCAAGGGCTATATACCCAACGGCTTGTCCCTGTTGTATCAAATGGTAAGCTATCTCCCTACAGAACAACGACTTACCGATCCCACTACCAGCACAAACGGTTACAAGCTCGCCTTGTCGCAAGCCATAAGTCTTTTCGTTTAGCTCGTGGTATGGATAAGGTACGCTTTGAGCGACGTCAAAGTCGATGATCTTGTCCCATAGTTCTTCAGCTCCGATGATACCATCAGGACGATAGTCTCGTGCTTGCCATATCGCATCGACTAATTCTTTGCTACGGTTAGCCACGATCATATCGTTTGCATCTTTGAGTGGAAGCTCGGCTATCTTCGCCTTACCCGGCGATAACAACGCGGCACATTCCACCGCACTCTTGCGTCCCACATCGTCGTTATCAAACATGAACACAACTTCCTCAAATCGTTCGAGCCAATCGAGTGCCTGAGCGACGTGGTTCTTCCCGCTTTGAGCGCCGTGTGGAATCGAGACACAGGGCCACTTATGCTCGAAAGCTTGGCTGACTGATAAGGCATCGATCTCACCTTCGACTACAACGACGCGTCTTCCGCCGTCACGCCATAGATGCTGACCATATAATCCGACTAGCTCGCCTCTGACTTTGAAGTCTTTGTTAGCAAATCTGATTTTCTGACCTACCAGCTTACCATCTCGACTGCGGTAGTTGGCGATCTGTGCTTGTTCCCCATCGATAGTAGCTATTTGATAGCCCCACTTTCGACAGGTCTGTTCCGTTAGATTCCTACGGGTTAGGTTTGTGTATTCTCCGTTAGTAACAAACGAAGTTGGTGGTTTATTTTGTGGTTCCATTCGTTTCTTGTTGGGTTGTTTATTCTCGCCACAGCTAAAGCAATGGCTTGAGCCGTCTATGTATTCACATCGGGCGTCACTTGATCCACATGACGAACACGACGTGTGCATTTCTTTGTATTCAGCCATGATTTTGGAATTGTTTTATCACAGTATTTTAATCCTTTCTTTTCGCACCACATCGCGTAGGTAGTCTTGCTACCCTTGCGAAGTTTGTTTGATGCGTTCTGAAAGCAAAGTCGGACATCGAGTTCGGGGTGCTGTTCTTTTATAAGCAGATGTTTGGTTCGATCTTCACTCGTCCATAGCCCTTTGGTTTCGATGATGATTCCATTAGGTAGGATGAAGTCAGGCGTGTATGTTGCCTCCCGCATATAAGAGACCTTTAAGCTTTCGTACTCGAACTCGATGCCCAGCCGCCGTAAATAGTTGGCGGTCTTTGCTTCAAATCCTGAACGAAAGTTAGAAGTCCGCCGCGAGCGGCTTGGCTTCCTCTTCTTTCTCATTCAGTTCTGTTTCTTTTTTAAACTCGAAGGTTTCTCCCCCGTGTTTGTACCCGGATTCTTCGGCTTTGAACGCGCCTACACTCTCAGATTCAGCGACATCTTTAAGCTCTATGATCTGTGCTGATATTGGTTCAAGCGTCATACCTACACCTTGTGTTGGCACGTACCAAAACCTGACCTTTAAGCCCAGCCTTATACGACTACCAGCTCCGATGACGGGCTTGTCGCCTTTAATCGGTGTTGCTGATGAGTCTACAAGTAATGTAGCTGGCGCGTTAATCACTACAGGATCTCCAACCTTTTCAGCTTTACCATCTTCAACATCACGAGCATTAGCTTTCATATTGTATGCCGCTTTACGCTTCGTTTTGATGTAGTGGTTGCCTTCGTCATCGATTTTAAACGGCGACGCTGGTGCTGGTTTTAGTTGTTTACCTTTCTTTTGTGACTCCGCTTC